CGGGTTATTCACAACCCTCTTAGAACTTTTGGCATATTTTTCTCTACCTTTGGCAGTTAAAGAACCATCAACATTTTGAATTTTGCCGGAATACGCTTTGGAACTCTTAGGGTGTTTAAGCGTCCCGTCGTAATTCTGATAACGTCTTACACCCCACTTCTGACCTAAGACTCCGTGATGATAGAGTTGATTATAATTCATATTAGTAAAGCCTTTCTTTGTATTTTACAAAATCTTTATCGAATAAATCTATATGTGGAGGGAACGCTGAAACTTTTCCGTCGCTTTTATTAACAGAATAAAATGGATCTATAGAATTAAAATTCTCTCCAGGAGCGTATGCTATAAAAACAAACACCGAGTCACTATAATCGATTCCATATATAACATTGTATCCTTCACATTCTCTTTCAAAAATTTCTTTTGCATTTTCCATAGTCAAAGCTATGACCCCCTTATGTTATCGAGTATTTCAGTGTCACTAAGTTTCGAATTAGGATGCTCTTTTAAATAGTTATCGACAAGTTTCTTCCCATTTGAAATTGATAATCGGCTCGTGTCTGAAACTTTTTTATTAGACTCGTCATTAATAAAATCTTTAACGGTTCCGGTTTCGGCGGCAGATTTTTTAATAGTCGTATTATCGAGCCTTATTGTAGACACAGGACCCATTTTTCCTAATAAGTCGTATATGTGCTTGTCTTTATAGATTAGTCCTAACTGAGTATCGACTAAATACAAGGAATTGTTGTGCACCTCATATGAAACGCAATGACCACCAAGAGGATAGCCTTCATGGTCGAGCCATGTTCCATGTATAGCACCTCTAGCCCCCTCACCCTGCGAAACAAGTTTTTTTCGCATCGAGCCGAATGTTTTTTCACTGTTTACTTTACAAGGGTACTGTTTGTCCAAATAAGCAATATCAGACTCTGACAATTTACTAAGCGTTGTATCATTCAACTTTTCATCTATATCCCAAAATCTCTTAGGTCTGTTGTTAATATATTTAGGAGAACCGCCAAAATCCACCCATTTTTCAAACTGTCTATAATTCGAGCCATGGTTACGTCCTAAAGCTGTGCTTTTATAGCCTCTTCGATTAATCTCATATTGCATCGCGCAATATTGACAATTACGGCTTCTTTTTTCAGATAATGTTGCACCTACAACTCCGCCGTGATTTATACCCAAAGCACTTTTAGCCATCTGTTTTTCAACATCATCTCCATGTAGTCGAAAATACATTTGATTCGATACCATGCTCTTAGGAGTCATTTCAACTGATTTATTATCATTTCTAGTCTTTTTAGGATGTTTAAGCGTCCCATCGTAATTCTGATAACGTCTTACACCCCATTTCTGACCTAAGACTCCGTGATGATAGAGTTGATTATAGTTCCACATATTACACCTACTCAAAAGCATCTTTATTAAGTTTATAGGCGACAAACGCATCCATCATTGCCGCCACGGCATCTATCTTCTGTTCGTAACGTTTCTTAAACAATTTGCGATTGCCGTTGGTGTCTTCAAGAGTAATACAGTTACCCATCGCGAACGACATCATAGACTCGTCAAACAAAAGCTTTCGTTCCTCTGCCAATTTCTTTAACTCACCTAAAGGTACAGATTCGGTTCGCACCCCCTGCTTAACTTTCTCAATACCGAACGGTCCATTTTCAGATGCCCATCGTTCTATAAACTCTTTGGCATTATACGGATCATATCCAACACATCGAACGTCATAATCAGAATCTGTTATATACTGGTCAAGATCCTCATACACTTCGAACATATCGAGTATGGTCCCTTCAAGAACCATCAAACTACCTTCTGCCATAAACTCGTCATATTTAATTCGCATAGCCGCTGGCAATTTCATAAGAGTTGACGAAGAAATATAGTTCCTAGTCTTTATTCCGAAATCCCCATTCCTTAAAGGAAACAAAAACGTAAAAGCACAGAAGTCATCCCCCTGTGATAAATCGCAACCCATTGCACACGCCATCTGCCAATATGACCTTCGTCTATGTGGTATGGTTTCCTCATAAGTGAAATAATAAGTATAGCCTTCCATTGGGATTCCGAATCTCTTGGCTAAAATATCATTTCTAACAGCCGGAGCTTTCTCAGCCCTCTCTACGTCTAGCTGATACGTCTCATAAGTAACAGTTTTTCCAAGATTCGGGTTAGCCTTTAACCACATATCTGGATCGGAAACTTCTTCAATAGAATCTAGCTTGTAATACCATATAGACACATGAGGATTAACGTACTCACCCCTTAATATATCCATCAATTCCATTTTGATTGTATCACCGCTACTATTTCGAACCGTCCCCTCAGAACTCATAGCAACTATTATGTAATCTGGAAGCTTTGATGCGCCCTGCTCTATTGCACCTATTACATCTTCCCTTATGTCTCCCGAAAGCCACTCATCAACCGTTGCAACCTTACATCTCAAACCCTGAAGTTTATTAACACTCATTGGCCTTATCTCAAGGAGCGATCCAGTCAAGAAATTCTCAATTCCTTTCTTGGTAGATGCCAGTTTCTGACGTTTAGCTCTAGATCCTGTTGTATTCTGTAAAGAGCCCTCTGTAAGAAACTGAAACAATGGGCCTCTGGATCTTGTAATTGCGGTGCGTATCGGCGATAAAATTTCGTCGGCTTGTTTCATTGTTGGGGCTGTTGTTATTTGGTGGGTTGTGGCTGAATCAATGTTAAGAAAGTAATTCTGTATTGAGCTGCCATACATTGATTTGGCGGCCCCTCTCCCAACGATAAGATACTGCTTGTTGATAAGCCTTTTTCTTATCATCTTTCTAACATAATGGCCGCCGTGTCCATCCTCATTCGGCTGATAAACACTTCTCTCAACATAGTAGTACCATCCAAATAATTGCTCGCCCCAAAGCTTAAATGTATCTAGAACATTAAGATCGGATCCGTCTGTTAATGTGAGTTCGTTCTCACAAAAACGTATCCATCCTTCAACCGCATCTTCATCATAGTAAACGCCCGGATTAGCTATAAGAGAATCTATACGATTCATCTCCATAGAAATTTCTTTGCATACGGGAATTTCTCCTCGAAGAACCGAGTCTCTAAATCTTCCATAGTATTTGGGGGTTGCAGTGTTAGATAGTGCCATCTACATCACCTACTTCTTCTTATCGGACTGCCCTTTCTTAGGGTTGACAATACTAGTCATACCTTCTAATTTCTGCATGTCTTCAACCTTCCCTATAACTTTCTTGCGATCTTCATCTGACATGTCCCTAATCTTATCAAGCTCTGGTATTCCGTACTTTGTCATAAAATCTTTATACTGACCTTTGTTTACATATTCGCCAAGTTTATATGTAAGAGCTTGTGTGCCTATATTCTCAAGAGACTTAGACACGATGTTTATCGCAGTCCTCTTACCAGTCTCGACCAACAAGTTATCTTTTTTTAATCTTTCACGAGCGACAGCGTACTTCTTCTCTAACTCTAGTCTTGTGGTATTTGCCTTTATTTCCGCATCGCTCATAAGCTTGCTATCTCTGCCGCGACGCTTTGCCTCGGCACGAGCTTTACTATACTCCTTAAATGATTTTGCGCCTTCTTTCGTTTTCTCAGCTGCAAACTTTCCAGTTTTTATAGCAATTTTTTTAGCGGTCTTTCCGCTCTTCACAGCCACATCACCGGCTTTACTTGCTATTCTTTTTACACGGTAACTAAGATCTGATTTCTTCTTAGGGTTGTTATTAGAATCACGTCCGTTATATCCCCATCTTGGGTCATCGCCATATATGTGACGACCCCACTTCATACCATACCTACCATAATGGTATAATTCGTCTTTTCTTCTAATATAATAATTCATTGTCGTCCTCCCCGGGATCAACCGCAACGTTCAGCCTCCACTCAAATTCCTGTATCGACCTTTCAAACGCATCTGCAGTGGAACCGCCTGCAGGAGGATCGAACATCATTCTAACTTTTAAATAAATATAACTCTTAACGGCTTCGAGTTTCTCCTCATCATCTTCTAATAAGTCTGACCAGGTATCAGATTTTCCAGTCACTGTATATGGTGATTCAAGAACACCTAACTGGTAAAGCACCAGCAGCGTGGAATTAATGTGGAGTAAAATATCAGTATCAAACTGATTGTAATCTTCTGCTATTCCCAGAAGTTTTTTAGTCGATATAAGAATCGACGTAAGAGAATTGTCTGCCATGTGCTCACCTCCAAGGACATGTGTCGTTTGGTTGCCGCTCTATCGGTTCAGTTAAAAGTAGACTCTCGTCTCCGTAATGAATTGCATTATGTGTATTATATGAGACACTGATCAAGAACTCTGAATTAAGAAGAACCTCCAAGTTCCTTTCCAAAATATCTTTCTCTGTAATTGGGTTCATGTGGTGAATTACTATTCGCCCTCGTATCTCGTGACCGTCCATAGCCAGATCACACCCGTTGTCTCTAACTATTACAGAATCTCGAACTTTCCTCCATTCGGGAGAACGATAAAAAGTCTGATTAAGATAACGATCAAACCCAAAAGTCTCTTCTCCTACAGAACCGCTTAATTGTAAATATCTATAACGATCATGGAAAGTTTTGAAGCCTATAAGATCTGAGTATGTCCTAATCATCACTTTCATTTCCACTGTAACTCCTCATTGCCTTCAATGCGTTCTCATAAAGTTCTTCTATCCGCTTTGCTGATTGCAATGACTCTGTTTTTGCTGTAATAAGATCCTTCTGTCTTTCAAGTATCTCTTTCTCTATCCTCTCTTTTGTCGAACCAAGCTTTAAGTAGTGGGTTACAACAGAAGGTGAAGCGGTCCCTTCGATCAATTGCTTCTCTGCAAGATCTGTGGCCAGTGCAATCAGTTGTTTTTCTCTAGCCTCAGGAGAAAGAGCAGGCCTTTGCCTCTTCTTTTCCACTTTTTCTTTTGAGTTTGTCAATAGTTACCATCACCTTTCCCTCCGTTACTATTCATTTCAGATATATTTTTCTGCACTATTCAGCAAGGCATAGAACCCGGTACGTGTGCCAACTAATCCACCAAACCTGAAAGGAGGAAAGGGCAAGATGGACTCAGACTCTATGCCTTGCTGAATAGTGCGGACTGTTTTTTCGAAAATATCCACCGGAGAATTTTTAAGG